GTTATGACATGATTGCTCACGAAGACCTTGATACAAAGGAAATGCTTGAGCAAAAGAAGTTTAGCAAGAGTATCTCTGATGCTGCTTGGGGGACACTGATACTGTTTCTGACCTACAAAGCTGCGAAGGCTGGTAGGACAGTAGTAGCCGTGAATCCAAGGGGAACATCTCAGAGATGCTCTCAATGTGGGACTGTTGTGCCGAAGGATGTTTCTGTTCGTGTACACCATTGTCCTCATTGCGGCTTTAAAGCCAGCAGAGACTTAAACTCTGCATTAGAGATACTCAGACTCGGATTGGAGTCTGTTGAGCGACCAACGCATCGCCGCAAGGCGGCTGCGTAGGAGAGGGCTCATAGAAGCCCACGGCTTTAGTCGTGGGAGCAGTCACAAAACAAGGGTAAGGAGTGCACAAAATGAAAAAAGTGACGGTGAGATCAATCAGGTCCAATTTTTCTGAAATATTAAGTCGGGTGCAATACGGTGGTGAAAAGATCGCCATAGAACGAAACGGCAAAATTGCAGCTGTACTTGCCCCAGTGTCGTTTGTCAAAAAAGATGAAGCAAGGCAAGAAATCGAGGGAAGGGAAACAAAATGAAAATATATTGGGCCGGTGATCGTGGTTTTATCGAGATAAATGGCGAAGAGCTTGAAGGAAGAGCAAAAGTCGAAATGGACGCAGGTAGGTTAGATGTGCATATCCATGTGGATATGCGTTTGGATGATACGAGAAAAATTTATGCCGATGGCGTTTTGTTAAACAAAAAGGATCTGTTTGCTACTGATCCTGATAAATGGACAGGAGCTGCTGATGATAATTAGCAAAGCGAACCTGGAACCCGTCCATACAACGAAGGTGGACAAGAACATCCCGGCAATTGACAATGTACATATCGCCGAGGACGGCAGCAGTATAGGAATCGGCGGCAAGATGGTGCTCGCTGTTTCACCGGTCATCATTTAATAAACCAGGTGATGAAGCAAGGCAAGAAATCGAGGGAGGTATCTGATGCCAAACACATCTATGATTAAGGTGACGGCATTGACAAAAGAGGCAAGGGCGAGTCTCAGCGATTTGGAGAAAAACCAATTTCCCTTCGCTCTCGCAAAGACGTTGACAGAGGTCGCAGGGATGGCTGTCAAGAATGTACAGAAAACCACTCGTGCAGAATTCAAGCTTCATGGCGAATTTATCCCAAGGGGAATTGCCCGTTCACCGGCCAAGAAAGCCGATGTGAGGAATACGGGGATCGGTGAGACGGTTATATTCACAAAGCCAATTATATCAGGTTGGATGCCGGTGCATGAGGAAGGTGGTGTTAGGCAGTCGGCTGGAGGGGGAGCCGGTGACAAGGGGAAGTACTTGGCAGTACCGGCGACTGACCTGCTAAAGCGCTCTTATCGGACAGGGACAGGTCGGGTTCGTATGCCATATAAACCGTCTACTCTTTTGGCAACATACAAGGGCCGGAACGTGAGCATGGGTGGAGGTATAGCGCGTCCTACTAAAGGAGGGCGAAAGGGCAAACCATTCGTAATCCGTGCGAAAGGTAGTGGGACACCAATGATAGTGAGACGCAAAACAAAACGACAATATCCATTAGAGCTGCTCTACATCTTTTCAAAGAGGGCCAGATATAAACCAGTCTGGGGATTTGAGAAGGCAATAGATGAGATAGTCGATTTGCGGTTCCGAGACACATTGCATGAGAATTTACGCAAGGCAGTCGCGTCTGCACGATGACAAAAGGTACTGTGGAGGACAAAGGAATTACGGGTAGTGCCAAACGCGCCCGGTAAAAAAAATTCCATCACTTTTTGACAGTGTTGATAATTTGTTGATAACCTGTGGATAGCTTGTGGCAGATAAAAAATCAAACATTGAATATGTGAGGCGGGCGGAATTCGCGCGCCGGTTGGGGATATCGGCCATGGCGGTTGACAAGGCCGTCAAGGCTGGGCGAATTAAAAGGGTGTTTAGGAACGGAAGGCCCTTTTTTGATTGGGAAAAAAACCGGGATAGCTTTATTGCAACTACGACAAAACCTCCAGAGCGTTATTTTGCCGCCCTAAGCAAACTAAACGCATCCACGAATAGGCAACCTGAGCGTATTGATTGCGTTCGAGAGCCAGTTGACAAAGAGTTTTCTCCTATCATGAAAAAACTCGAGGCCGAGTCTATGAAGCAGATTTACCTTGCTAAACAGGCAAAGCTAAAATTTTTGAAAGACTCTGGGTTGCTCATTGATGTTCAAACCGTGAGGCGTGATTGGGAGGAGATAGCGGTGCGGGTGCAAAAGGCAATGCTTGCAATACCTGACCGTGTGGCAGAAATATTTGCTTCGGTAGACGATGCAGAAAAAATACGTTTTGACTTGGAAAAAGAAATCAGGTATGCACTTTCAAATTTGCAATACAATGCCAAGGTGAAAAATGAGCGGGTCGAAAAAATCGTTGAAGACGAAAGCGAAGACGAACACCAAAACGAAGACGAAGAATAGCGGCGTCGAAACGTCAGAGCTTTTTGACTCATTTGTCCGTGCGCTTGCCCCGCGACCAGAACTTTCTATTGATGAATGGTCTGATCAGCATAGGGTTTTGCCGGAAGCGTCCGCGCACGAAGCAGGTTTGTGGAGAACGGATCGTTTCCCGTTTCTCCGTAGAATTATGCAATTGTTAAGCCCTGCCGATCCATGTCAACAGGTGGTTGTGATAAAGGGTGCGCAGCTTGGGTTTACAGAGTGCGCCTTAAATTATATGTTCTACACGATTGACTACTCCCCGGCACCAATGTTATATGTCCAAAAAACCCTTGTGGATATGGATGTTTTTGTAAAGCAGCGTTTTGAGCCGTCGATTGATGAGATGCCGAAACTTGCCGATAGTGTAGGCACACAGACACGCGGGCGCAAGACCGGTGATACTGCAAAGGTAAAAGTTTTTCCAGGCGGTATGATACGTTTTGGTGGTGCGAATAGCGCCGCATCGTTGCGTTCTATGCCGATTGAACGGCTAATCCTTGACGAAGAGGACTCTTATGAACAGGATATACAGGAAGAGGGCAGCCCGTCTGAATTGGCAATAAGACGGACTGCCAACTTTCCACGGCGAAAAATTTATAGACTATCAACACCAACTATAAAAGAAACGTCAATTATAGAGCCACTGTTTGAAGAGGGAACGAAAGAGCGATATTATGTCCCGTGCCCGGAATGCGGACACATGGACTATATGCGGTGGGACAGGATTAAATGGGAAAATGACGATCCTAATACATCATGTTTGTTATGCACTAAATGCGGAGTTTTCATCGAAGAGCGGCACAAAACAAAGATGTTGCTGAAGGGGGAATGGCGGGCAGAGAATCCCGGGGCTTCGTTTCCATCGTTTCACATTTCTTCGCTGTACAGTCCCTATGGTTTTTACAAATGGCGTGATGCTGCATCGCTTTATTTACGGGCAATCCGTCAACATGATAATACTCTTTTAAAAACGTTTGTAAATACTGTTCTTGGAGAAACTTGGAGCGAGTCAGGGAAGACTATAAAGGCTGAGGTTTTTATGGGCCGCAAAGAGTCTTATGCCGCAGACGTTCCAGAAGGCGTTATGGTATTGACAGGGGCAGCCGATATCCAGAAAGACAGAATCGAGGCCGAGATAGTAGGGTGGGGCTCTGGTATGGAGAACTGGGGAATAGAGTATGCAGTGTTTCGCGGAGACACCGAACAGCCTGATGTATGGGGGCAATTAGATCAGTTTTTTAATCGTGGTTGGAGAATGAAAAATGGTTCCATTGTCCCTATCGCTATAGCTGCTGTTGACTCAGGCTTTTTAACAAACAAGGTATATGAGTTTTGTCGGGCGTGTGCGCATAGAAATATATTTCCGGTAAAAGGCTCTGAGGGGTGGGGGCATGGTTATATTGACAGGCCGATGCGTATGAATAAATTTGGAGTCTGGCCGTTTCGTGCGTTTGTTGATGAGATAAAAAATAAGCTATATTCCTATTTACAGATAAATGAAAATGGCCCCGGATATTGTCACTGGCCGCAAAAAGAGTGTTATGACAAAGCGTATTTCGCGCAGTTGACAAGTGAGTATCTCGACAAGAAATGGGTTAATGGTCGGTATCGCTTGAAATGGATTCTACCACAAGGGCGAAGAAACGAGGCACTTGACATTAGATGTTTAAATATTGCAGCGTTAAATATACTGAATCCGCAATTCGACACCTTGCAAATGCAAGAGCAAAAACCAATAATACGGGGGGCAGTGAATCGCCGTAGAAGGCGGGTGCTGTCTCGTGGCATATCTTAAAAAAGGAGTATTGAAATGTCATCCGTTACAATTGCACAAGCAAAGGAAATGTTAAACAAATACATTGAGGCGGAAAAAGCTGTTTTATTGAATCAGTCGTACACAATCGGAACGCGGACGTATACCCGTGCAAACTTATCCGCCGTTCGTAAGGGTCGTACTGAATGGCAAAAAGCAGTCAACCAATTATCTGGGAACGGCGGGATGAGAGTGCGACGGGTGCTTTTTCGAGATGACTATTGACTTTTTAATCGTTTTAATATATATATAAATTGTGGATAAGTTGTGGATAACTTGTGGATAACAATTAGGCATACCTTAGGCTATGCAAGAAAAAATCCAGCTAAACGCTGTAGACAAAATACTTCGGTATGTGAATCCGAAGGCGGCACTCGAAAGAGTTCGCTGCCGCGCTGCGCTTTCCGGTTTAGAGAACTATGGGTTTATATCTTCAGGTTCATCTAATCGCTCCATGCGGTCTTGGAATCCTGTTGCAAACACGGCAGATCAAGACATAATTCCAAAATTAGAATCCCTTCGCGCAAGTTCCCGCGATCTTTACATGAACACCCCTTTAGCAACGGGTGCTATTCGTAGAATTAAAACAAACGCAATCGGTTTCGGTTTGCGGTTGCAGTGTCGCATTGAGCGTGAAGTATTAGGATTGAAAGATGACAAAGCAGAAGCATGGGAGCGCAGGACAGAGCGAGAGTTTATGTCTTGGGCAAATTCTCCAGAGTGCGATGCTGCGAGAACGTTGTCATTTCCGCAATTGACAGGTCTTGCTTTTTTTTCAACGATGCTTAGTGGTGATTGCTTTGCGCTTATTCCACGCATCCCCAGGCAAGGGCAACTCTACGATTTACGGATACAAATAATCGAAGGCGATTATGTTTGCAATCCATACGTTCAGGTAGATACAAATCGCGTGTCCGGTGGTATTGAAGTAGATGATTATGGCGCACCTATAGCATATCACTTTCGACGGACTTTGCTTGACGGGCTTGCAGCATCGGCAGGCGGGCTTGATCGCTGGGTAAGGATTCCTGCGTATGGATCAAACACGGGACGTAGACAGGTTTTTCATCTTTACGACAAAGAGAGGCCGGGGCAGCGTCGCGGTGTGCCGATGCTTGCGCCTGTTATCGAAGAGTTAAAGCAAATTACGCGACTGTCAAAAGCAGAGATTCAGGCCGCCATTATCAATTCTTATTTCACTGTTTTTGTCAGGTCACAAAACCCCGTAGGGAACGTATTATCTCAAGGGTATATGCCCCCTGGCGCATTCAACGCCGGTGCGCCTGGCGTATCTACTCTCAATAGCGCAGATAGCAGGGACGATGTTCTTTATGAAATGGGTTCTGGAAATGTTATTGAGATGGGCGAAGGTGAAGATATATCCATAGCTGATGCGAAAAGGCCAAATGTAAATTTTGAACCTTTCTTCCTTGCGATTGTAAAACAAATGGGGAGCGCGTTAGGCATTCCGTATGAAGAGTTAATGCTACATTTTAACTCCTCATATTCAGCATCCCGTGCGGCATTACAAGAGGCATGGAAGTTTTATCGAGAGAAGAGGCTCTGGGCAGCAACATATTTTTGTCAACCGATATACAAAGAGTGGCTAATTGAGGCAATCTTAAAAAAGAGAATAGAGGCACCTGGGTTTTTTGAAGATCATTTGGTACAAGATGCGTGGTGTGGCGCTGTTTGGACAGGCCCGAGTCAGGGTCAGCTCGATCCGCTGAAAGAAACGAAAGCTTCTATCTTGCGTATTAAAAATCGACTCGGAACTTATGAAGATGAATATGTGGCTATCACAGGATATGACTGGGATGGGGCGATGAATCGGCTGTCAAGGGAAGAAAAACACCTTGACAATCTCGGTATTTCTACTGAACTTGAAGCAAAGGAAGATTCAGTTTCAGACCGGTTTGAGGAGGCTATTTCGGAATGAATATAACACAGTGGATAATGGAACATAAATGGGCGATTACTCCTACTGCTCTACAGATGATTCTGTCAGTCGTGGAGCGGGAGAACGAATTATCTGCGGAGACAATTGCGAAAGCGATGCACGGGACTGCCTGGGAGCGTTATATTTCCGACGATGGCTC